ATGATGATGCCGATCACGGCGATCATAAAATGACAAAGCAATCATCGAAGATCTCGGATGACGACTTCCTTTGAATTCGATCCTGAGCAGCACCTAACGCCTGCTCAGCTGGTCGCACGTTGGGAGGATACACCCTTTCCCGTATCTCTAGTCACCCTGGCCCGGTGGCGTCGCGTTGCACGCGGTCCCAAACACATCAAGGCCGGCCACTCCAGCCGCATCTATTACCCGATCGCAGCTGTCGAAGCCTACGAATCCACTCTTTCACCCAACCTCTGATGCCCGCTTTCAACAGCAGCCTGTTTAAGAACGAGCGCAAAGAGCGCGATAACCAGCCCGACTTCACTGGACCCGGCCAGATCACCAAGGAAGATTTCCTGGCAATCTATGACCAGGTGATGGCCAACCAGTACAACACCGACGACGAAGGCCGCATCAAGGTCCGCGTCGCAGGCTGGAAGAAGCAATCCAAATCTGGCAAGGCGTATATCAGTCTGTCGCTCAGCATCGACGACTATGGCGTAGAGGCCAAACCGGCCGCTGCACAGACCTCTGCAGAAGGCGACCTGTTCTGATGTCAGCATCCACATCCCAAGCACCGCATGCTGGCTGGTCAAATCACAAGCTGGTCAGTGAAGTTACAAAGCAGATCCGCCGAGACTACGGCGGCATTCATGGAGCACGGAAGCTCGAACGACGCGCCATCGACTGGGGCTTTGACTCAGAAGAGGCAAAGCGCGTCGCTCAATTTGCCTACATCGTGGCAGGTGAAGCGACAGATGGCTCACGCCGTCGCGTGCGCTCTAAATTGACTGAAATTCTGGATCGCCTGGAGGCCCATGCGTAAGCGCCACCTCATCATCGACGCGCAGTACGGCTCGACCGGCAAGGGCCTGTATGCAGGCTTTCTGGCGCAACACATCCAGTGCGACACAATTGCGTACGCACCATCGCCCAACGCAGGTCATACCCTGATCTGGGACGGCAGCACGTACATCCACAAGATGCTGCCTAGCGGCATCACATCACCGATGCTGCAGCAGATCGTGCTCGGCCCTGGCAGCCTGATCGACCTGGACCGGCTGGCTGGCGAAATCGGTGACCTGTACGAGCGGTTGCCTGAATTCCGCAACGTGCATATCTATGTGCACCGGCACGCAGCCTGTGTATATGACAGGCACCGCGAGGCTGAATCGAAAGGCGGCACCGCACCAGGCTCCACCAGGCAAGGTGTCGGCGCAGCTCAGATTGAGCGGATCCGGCGCAATCCCGAGCAGCTCAACACCATCAGCCAGGCAGATCACCCGGTGATGCGGTTCATCATCCCAGTTGATACCGCCAAGATGCAGCGGATCTATGCCGAGTCAGCCTCACTGTTGATCGAGAGCTGCCAGGGTTTCAGCCTGTCAATGTATCACGGGCAATACCCGTACACCACCTGTCGTGATGTGACGGCATCGTCGATCATGTCAGATACTGGTGTGCCCATGATGAACGGCAGCCCCACGGTGCATGGCACATTCCGCACATTCCCGATCCGTGTAGCCAACAGGCCCGAGGCTGGGGAATGGAGTGGCCCGAGCTACCACGATTCAGCCGAGATCTCGTTTGAGTCGATCGGCCAGCAGCAGGAACTCACCACGGTGACTAAGCTGCCACGGCGCATCTTCACCTGGAGCCAGCAGCAGGCAATGGAAGCTTGCTACCAGAGCAATATTCAGGTCGGCTTCCTGAACTTTGCGCAATATCCAGTCCAGTACAAGCACCTGGTTGACATCTGGGAACGACTCAATGAATGCACCAATGTCCAATACCTCGGGTTCGGACCGTCTCTCGCAGACATCTACCGGGTCGGCGCACCGGCTATCGAGGCTGATCGAATCAAAGCGATCTACCAGCGATATCGAGGAGCTGCAGGCTGACATCGCCAGCTGGGCCGATACCGTCAATCCAGACCGTGACGCAATGTCCACCATTGCCAAGCTGCTGGAAGAGATCGGCGAGCTGATCGCATCAGAGCGCATGTCAGATCCAATGGAGCTGGCAGACGTGGCGATATTGGTGCTCGACCTGTTCCACCTACAGCAGGTAGATATGCACCAGGCCGTCATGCGCAAGATGACTAAAAACCGCGCACGTCGCTGGAAACGACAAGACAATGGGGCCCTTTCACATGTCCAATAGGCATCAAGGCAAGCTCGAAGGTGCCGCCACCTTCCTACGTGCCAGCCACATCTCTAGGTGGGGCATCGTACACACCGCCACCAGACAAAACATCGCGGAGCATATGTACCGCGTGTGGGTCCTGGTCAGAGAATGGGGGCCGTCGATCCGGCTACCCATCAATGAGCAGGTGCTGGCAGAGGAGTGGGCGCTAATTCACGACCTGCCCGAAATCCGGACAGGCGACATGCCTACACCACACAAAACACCAGAAGTCAAAGCCTGGCTCAATCAGCTTGAGTCTGACATCTTCCCACCACTTGACGAGGTGCATAAGATGGAAGACGTGACAGCTGCCTTCTGCAAATTTTGCGACACTGCAGAATCGATTTTGTATCTCAAGATCAACGGCACCGGGCAGCATGCCATCGATGTGCGTGAGCTGTTAGCAGAGCAGATGTGGGATCGACTGCATAAGTCGCCCATTGATGCTGTATCGCAAGCCGCCCTGCACGGACTCTTCAACGACACCTACTGCAACACATGACTTTCGAGCAAGCCCAAGAGGCTATCCGCCTGCGCAAGCGCGGCCACACCCCCATGTCTATTGCAAGGTGTCTTTCAGACGTCAGTACCGCCGACGTTATCGACTTTTTCGGTGAGCCATGGCCGAAGCATCCAGACCACTGCGGCTTTAGCCCTAACTTCTACCGTTGGCTGATGGATGACTGCGAATACACATGGCGACCCAACAACCCCAACCCCAAGGACGCACCATGGTCACGAATTGTGAGATGAGCACCCAGGAATTCGTCACACTCTGTGGCGATACCTGGGACGACATCACCCGTCTGACACAAAGCAAAGGGCATGAATATGCCAATAGCGACAACCAGTTAGACAATTTCAGGCGGCTCTCGAAGGCGCTTGGGTTGGCTCCGGATGCCGTGTGCTTCGTCTACCTGACCAAGCACATGGACGCGATCCAGAACCACATCCGAGAGCCAGAGAGGGCCAAATCAGAGCCCATCACCGGTCGTATTGACGACGCCATCCTCTATCTCCTACTTTTGAAAGCCATCTATTCATGCCAAAGTCCGCGGAAGACAGCTACTACGCAGCAATAAATCGCGTACCGTTGCTGACAGCCACAGAGGAGATCCTGTGCGGCCGCAGAGTCCAAGCGATGATGCGGCTGCTAGAGGAAAAGCCCAAGGGCCCATACACTGCACAAGAGCAGTGCACCCTGCGATATGGCAGGCGTGCCAAAGAGCGTATGGTCTCAGCAAATTTGCGCCTGGTGGCCCATGTCGCCAAGCGCAGCGCCCATCTTACACAGACCATGACATTTATGGATATTGTGCAGGAGGGCAGTATTGGGCTGATCCGTGGAGTCGAGAAGTTTGACCCTGAACGCGGCTACAAATTCAGCACCTACGCGTACTGGTGGATCCGTCAAGGCATCAGCCGGTCGATACAAAAACAGGACCGCGTAATGCGGCTGCCTGTGAACCATCTCGACAGCCTGACCAAGCTGCGCAAATGGGCCGCACGGTTCCATGAAGCCAACGACAGGGCACCCACGACGCAAGAATCAGCCGAATACCTGGACATGGAGCCTGAGCAGCTGGCGTTGTTGCTTGAGCGATATCCCAGGATGGGCAGCCTGCACACACAAATGAGTGATGACGGCGGCGCACAGCTGATCGACATCATCCCAGACCGTGAGCAGAAAGACGCACTTGAAGAATCCGCCGAACGGCAGCTGATCGACAAGGCGTGCAAAGTCATCGAAAAGCTGCCTGAAAAAGAACGCGTGGTGGCATCCATGGCCTACGGCCTAGATGGCTATGCTTTAAGTACGTTGCAAGAGATAGCTACAGCGGAATCTGTCTCCAGAGAGGCAGTACGGCAACGTCTACTGCGCATCAATAACAAAATGCGCCGTTATCTGAACTTCGTGGCAAGCTGATGACACCATCCCCAGAGCTGGTCCAGATCAACACACCATCTGGGCCGCTTTGGCGGATCACATACGCGGGTATGACCCGTGAACACAGGCAAGAATGGCAGGCCAAGTGGATCTATGAGCAGGCAGTGCGCATGTATCACTCAACTGCCAATCCGGCCTCTAACTCCATCACCCTGTAGACTGCCTGCTTCAAGAGTTTGGTCTGGTGCCAATTTTGGCGCGTAAGTTGAATGCAAAGGTCAGTCAGCACCATTGTGTCGGTGGTGTCTGTGATCTCGCGCACCGTAGCTTCGAGGTGCAGCTCCTCTTCTAAAGACTGCTCCACCATCATCCAGTCAGCCCAGCCCATGATGTGAGATCGGTTGTCCTATTCAAACCACCGATGGCATCACCGTCGAGTGGTTGTTGTAGTGGCCAACGCTTGCATAGCTGTTGAGTGGCACACTGGACATAGTATGAAAAACCATCTGGCCGATTTTGAGGCCAGGATACAGCGGCAACGGGTGATGCAGCCGCACATTCTTGAGCTCCAATGTCAAGCGGCTACCGTGCCAACCTGGATCGCACCATCCGGCCAGCATGTGCTGATAACCTGCTCTAGCTCGGCTGGACTTCAGGACGAATTGCGCCGATAAATCTTCAGGCAAATTAAACGTCTCCTGCGTCTCCGCCAGGCAGAATTCACCAGGCTGCAGCCAGTACGGGTCAGATTCGGTGTTGAGCGAGATGTCGTACCGTACGAATTCCGGCTGGTAGATGCTCTCGACCATCAAGTGATCGCCTAACACCACGTCAAGGCTGGCGGGATTCAGCAGCTCAGGATCGAACGGCACCACCATATTGCTGCCCTTGCAGCGTGCCTTGATCTCCCAATCACTCAATACCGGCACGTGTCAGGCGCAAAACGATATTCTACAGCTTGTCGACAAATATCGCCCAGCCAGTATCAGGTCCATCAGCCTGCCACCGCTGGTGGAATTCAGCCTGCCGCACGCGTACGCGATACCCAGATAGAGCGTCGTTGTGGCCACCATGTGCCATATCAGGCATGCCCCGTGGATCCGACATGATCCACTCGCTATCGCTGCTGTACTTCCCCGCATACCCGTGGATGACGCTCCAATGGCCACATGCATCTGAGCCGCACATCGGGGGCTCTCCACGAAGAAGATCGCCACTGTGGAGCCACCCGACTAGGACCACGCGGCCTTGATCGATCTCATGCTCGACCTGTTGGGCCGTGGCATCCTGGACGAATCGCACCTGCAAGCCAAGACTGGTCAGCGCCTTGACCTGCGCACCGACTGAAGACGTGTCGCCATATTTTTCACGAATCCGATAGTATTCTTCGTCATCGATTACCCGCCCATGAAACCGAGCCACCATGGCTGCTGCGCTGGTGAAGCACATGCGGTGTCCATTTGGTAGATCAAGCTGCCTGTAATACTTTGGCAGGAAGACTTCTTGATCAATACCGCTCGCTCGCCATGCTTCAAACCAAGCGGAACTGTCATCCAGTATGCTCTGCGGCATGGAGCGTTCAAGCTCTGCAATAGCAGCTAATTGGTGGGGCGTACCACGAAAGAAGGTGAAGAACGGGAGCAGGCTGAGTGACGCCATGTGCCATAGCCTCACTTGTCGATACGGGTCTCAGGTAGCAGCAGGTCTTTCAGGTGCTTGACCGCTAGATCGTCTAGATCATTGTCAGTTCTGGTGACGATTTTTTCGAGCATCGCCACGATCAATTCCTTGAATGCCTTCGACCGCCACATGGTCATCACAATCGGCTTAAGAACGAGCAGCATGGCAAAAGTGATCGTTACTGTAAAGCGTAGCTCTACTTCATCATGGCCAACAATCCTGATGAGCAACACGACAGAGACGGCATTTGTATGGCCGATATCGTCAAGACTGCGGTGCTGACCTGGAGCGCAGCACTGCTCACCATCTCATATCTAGGGATTTATCCCCAGATGAAGATGGACAATACGTTTGTTGCTTCGTTGCTCACAGGCGCGATGGCATCCTTCGGCATCGAGCGCAAGTCGAACGGCAATAACAAGAAAAAGGACATTAACATTGATAACAAAGACACCCAAGTAGGCATCAAATGAACCGCGCACTTCTGATCGTCGGAATAGCGCTGCTGGGGGCACCTGCTAGGGCAGACATCACCCACAAAATCCAGTCATCTGTGCAACTCCAGGTAGATGGCGCAGCATCCCAGGCTTCAAGGATTGGCAGCACTCTTGCTGTCAGCGGTAGCAACGTCACTCTGGATACTGCTCCTGTCCTCGGGACTCTCACTGCTGG